GGGAATGAAGACATGGACAAGAATGAATTTTCGATGTTCTCGATGGCCTTAAAGACTTATTATCCGCGAGAAAACCTGTTACCGAACACACAGGCTATGGAGCTTTGGTTTAAGCAATTGCAGGACATCCCGTATACGGTGGCAGAAACGGCACTGAACAAGTGGGTAGCTGTGAACAAGTGGTCGCCGTCGATTGCGGACATCCGGGCAGAGGCAGCAGAGATCAAGAACGGTGAGGCTCCTGACTGGGGCGAAGGCTGGGAGAGTGTGATCGCTGCCATCCGGCGATACGGCTCTTACCGGGTAGATGAGGCGATGGCGAGCTTTGAGCCGGTAACCCGAAGGTGTGTAGAGCGAATCGGGTTCCTAAACATCTGCCAGTCGGAGAACATTGCTGCGGATCGGGCGAACTTCCGGACACTGTACGAACAGCTGGCGGAGAAAGAGCAAAAAAATAAGCAGATGCCGAAGATACTAAAGACGTTGATTGCAAAAATACAGAACGGAGAAATTGACGTTGACGCTCTTGAAACTCGTATGAGACAAATAGAGCGGCGAAATACAAAAGACGGTAAAATTATCGAGCACTAAAATAAAACGCCTTAAAATGGCGAGTAGGAGGTATAAAATGGATTTTAAATTACTTGTTACGACAAAAATGCTCATGGAGGTTTTATCAGCTGGCAAATCGTCAGCCGAGATCGTCGGAGAAAAGGCGGAGGCGAAAGTCAGAGTGGGTTCCAGAATTTTTTAGTATCTGCCGAAGATCGAGAAATACCTCAAGGAGAACGCAAGTGATGATGGGAGGTTGAAATAATGCCGGCGGGATACAGTATCACCAATGAGGTGAGAAAAAAGATTGTGCGAATGCATGATGGGGGAATGAGATACACTGATATAGCCTGTGAGCTTGCTCTGAGCAAATCTAGCGTTTATAACATCTGCCGTGAGGAAACTTACAGGAGACACAACAGAAACGCTGTATTCAGCTATGAGGAGGCTAGAAAGGCAAATCAGGCAATTCACCCGGATGATATCGACAAGCTGAAAAGAGAAACGTACATCGGCAGGACGGTAGTGATCAAACAAAAATCGTATGAAAGCGATGGCGTCCGGGCAACCGGTATGACGGGGATTGATGAGAAAAAGGCGCATGTGTGCAGCATGTATCGAGACTTCTTCAACGTCATCATGGCGAGAGGGGGATACCAGACGTCCATCCGGTGGGCGGATATGCTTTGCCATCATGCGGATTACGACATTGCTTTTGAGGGGTGACGAGGTTATGGCGTGCAAGTTGGAATGTATCGGAAATGCAAGTTATAAAAATCAATGTTGCATAATTTGCAATTGTAGAGACAAATGCAACATATTGTGCGATTGCATGGATAATTTTGAATATGCAGAAGATTGCGACGAGTGGAAGGATGATGACTGATGCCGTATTACAAAAAGTATTATAAACCACAGGTGATGGCGTGGATCAAGCATTTCAGAGATGGCAAGCAGCCTAAAACAGTACAGGAAGCTGTACACTACTATGCTGTTAAGTGTGCAATTCATGATACTCTACAAATGGATGATGGCGTCGACAGAATGAGGTTGATTGAAATGTGCTATTTAAAAAAACGAAAAAGCATCATTGGAGCTGCCATGGAAGTCGGGGTATCAGAACGAACGGCATACAACTGGTGCTCTGATTTTGCAAAAATTGTAGAAGAAAAAGCAGGATATGTATGAAGTTTGCAGTTACAGTAGAAAGTGTTTTTGTAGAATGGAGCGTGGATGGATGTCTTTTGACATTTTGTTTTTCCTCCTTACGATTATGCTGGGTGCGTAAAATCAGCAGTAGCAGACCGGATTCGCCGGCATGGCTATCGCCTTGAGATAGGTTGCACACTGTTTCATATTATTTCCTTTCTGAAGGGCTGTTCCGCTTTGACGGGCGGCCCTAAAGTTGTCTTACGAGGTGATTTTCTTGGCGAGAGCTCCAAATGAAAAAGTCGATAAAGCAAAAAAGTTATATTTGAAGGGCGAGAAGTTAATTGATATCGCTAATCAGTTTGGACTGTCAGAGGGCACCGTGAGGAGCTGGAAAAGCAGATACAACTGGGACTGCAACGTTGCGAAAGAAAAATGCAACGTTGCAAAAAAGAAAAAGCAGAAAGAAAAACGTTCTGTAAAAGAAGTTCAGCATGTGATGGAAAATGCCGAATTGACCGATAAACAGCGGCTTTTCTGTCTTCATTACATTAAGTGTTTTAATGCAACGAAGGCATATCAGAAAGCGTATGGTTGCAGCTGTGAAACGGCTATGGTTGCGGGCCCTAGGATGTTAGGAAATGTTAGAGTAAGAAATGAAATCACGAACTTAAAGCAGAACCGTTACCAAAAAGAATTTCTTTCCGAAGCAGATATCTTTCAAAAGTACATGGATATCGCATTTGCGGATATCACAGATTTCCTTGATTTTGGAACTGAAGAAGTTCCAGTTATGGCATTGGACGGGCCTGTAAAAATCAAAGACCCTGAGACGGGGGAGGAGAAAACGCTTACAAAGACAGTTAACGTGGTGCATTTTAAGCCTTCGAGCGAGGTGGACGGTTCTATCCTGTCTGAAGTCAAGCAAGGGAAAGATGGCGCTAGCATTAAGCTTTCCGACAGAATGAAGGCTCTTGAATGGCTATCGAAGCATATGAATATAGCTACAGACGAGCAGAAGGCTAGAATCGAGCAGATTCATGCACAGACAGAGTTACTCAAGGCGAAAGCGCAGGCGGACGATATTGAAGAGGCTGCTGACGATGGATTCTTAGAAGCCCTGAAAGGCACTGCGGCGAGCGACTGGGAGGACGGATCAAGTGAAGAGGATTAAGCAATTCTTCAAATTCCAGACATTCTCGAAAAAGCAGCGGATGGTTCTTAACTGGTGGACGGATGGATCACCGGTAAAAGACTACGAAGGAATCATAGCAGACGGGGCGATCCGTTCCGGAAAGACCGTGTGTATGTCGCTGTCGTTTGTAATGTGGGCGATGTCGAGCTTCAACGGACAGAATTTCGCAATGTGCGGCAAGACGATCGGCTCATTCCGGAGAAACGTTCTTTTCTGGCTGAAGCTGATGCTCAAGTCGAGAGGATACAGAGTGACGGATCACAGGGCGGACAATCTTGTCGTTATATCCCGAGGGGATGTGGAGAATAACTTCTACGTCTTCGGCGGTAAGGATGAGAGGTCACAGGATCTGATCCAGGGCATCACATTGGCCGGGGTCTTTTTTGATGAAGTTGCCCTGATGCCGGAATCTTTCGTCAATCAGGCGACTGGACGATGCTCTGTGGATGGCTCAAAATATTGGTTCAACTGCAATCCGGACGGTCCGAATCATTGGTTCAAGAAAAACTGGATAGACAATAGAAAAGCTAAGAGGCTGCTATATCTGCACTTCACGATGGACGATAACCTGAGCCTTACAGAGAAGATTAAGGCTAGATATCGAGCTATGTATGTAGGCATCTTCTATGCAAGATACATAGAGGGACGCTGGGCGATGGCAGAGGGTGCAATTTACGACATGTTCGACGAGAATGTGCATGTTATAGATCAGCTTCCGGAGCTGGATGGTCCATGGTACATATCGTGTGACTTCGGTATCCAGAACGCCACGGTCTTTCTGTTGTGGAGACGTAAGAAGGGCACGAATACGTGGATATGCACGAATCAATACCGATACAGCGGACGAGAAAAGAAAGTACAGAAGTCGGTCAAACAGCTTATAGACGGCATGGAAGAAACGTTCGGGCTGAGTTCGGACGAATACGACACAGAAAAGATATGCCCTAGAAACATTATCGTAGACCCTTCTGCAAGCGCACTAATCGTAGAGCTTAGACAGAGGGGATACAGTGTCAGGAAGGCGAAAAATGATGTCCTGAATGGTATCGCAGACGTACAGGTGATGATTAAGGACGGACGCTTGCTATTCCTTAAGAGATGCTGCCAAGATACCATCGAAGAGATACAGGGATACAGATGGGACGAAAAGAAAGCAGAGCGAGGAGAGGATGCCCCGGTCAAAGAGGCCGACCATTCGTGTGATGCTATCAGATATTTCGTGAAAACGATGAAGCTTGTGAACAGAGATGACACGGAGGACGATAATGAATATGAATTCTATCTATAGAGGTGAGATATGAGAACGTATCAAGATTTAGATAAGCTCGGCAACAATGATATTGAACGCGGAAATTTCTGCCGATATGCCGTAAACTCTTTCATGGAATCGGAAGAATACAAAAATGCGCGGTCTGGGGAAGCTTACTACGCAAAGCACAATGAGACTATAGAACGTTTTCAGAAATTCCTATACAGCCTGTCCGGTCGTAGGATTCCTGATTTGTTCAGCGCTAATTACAAACTTAAGACACTCTTCTTTAGACGTCTGATCATACAGCAGGTGCAGTATGTTCTAGGAAACGGCGTTACCTTGCAGAACAAGAATAACAAGGAGAAGCTGGGAAAAGATTTTGATTACAAACTACAGACTGCCGCAAAAAAGGCAATGGCTGCGGGTCGTGCTTTCGGTTTTTGGAACTACGACCACCTTGAGGTCTTCGGATATGCAGACACCCCTTCTTCTCCGGGCTTCTGTCCTCTCTACGACGAGGATACAGGAGAGCTGCGAGCCGGTATCCGGTATTGGTTCCGGAATGAAGGAAAGAACAAGATTTTTAGAGCAACACTCTACGAAGATGAAGGCTATACGGAATATATCAAGACAGGCAGCGAAGATGCGAAGGTTATGCAGCCTAGAAAGGGCTACAAGATCATCACGAAGTCTACAGAGGTGCAAGGCATCGACGATGTTTGTGAGGAAAACTACAGCAGTCTGCCTATCGTCTGCTTATATGCGAATGATACGCATGAAAGCGAGCTTGTAGGCATCCGTGAAAACATCGACTGCTACGATTTTATCAAATCTGGCCTCGCAAATGATATTGATGATACATCCGGCTTCTATTGGATCCTTAAGAATGAGGGTGGAATGAAAGACGTTGACCTGGCTAAGTTCATACAGAGAATGAAGTCTGTACATGCTGCTGCCGTGGACGGGGATGAGGCAAGCATAGAAGCGCATACCCTCGATGTGCCTTACGATGCACGAAAGACCATGCTTGAGCTGATCAGAAAGGATATTTATGAGGATTTTCAGGCACTTGACGTCAATACTCTTTCGGCTGCACAGAAGACAGCGCAGGAGATTCAGGCAGCTTATCAGTCGCAGGACAACAAGTGCGCAGACTTCGAATACAACGTTATCGATTTCGTACAAAAAATTCTGGAACTGGCAGGCATCGACGATGAGCCTACGTTCGTCTGGAATAAGGTCACGAACCAGAACGAAACACTGGACATGATTCTGAAAGCTGCAGCTTACCTGTCTGATGAGTGCATTATTAAGCACTTGCCTTTCCTGACTCCGGAAGAGGCCGACGAAGAGATTGATAAGAGAGAGAAAGAGCAGCTGAACAGCTTCAATCTCGGTAACGGCGGACAGAACGGAGACGGAGAAGAAGGAGACGACGGAGACGATGATCAAGGCGGACAGGGCGACAATGGGGATGATGAATAATGTCGTATATAGAGGACTGGACAGAAGAAGAGCTGAAAGCCCTTGAAAGAAAGCTAGACAAGCAGTATCGAGAGGCGTGGAAAGATTTGAATGCAAAGGCTAGAGCTTACTTCCTGCGGTATGCAAAACGATGGGAAAAGGAATACAAGGCCTATCAGGAAGGCAAATACACAAAAGATGAATTCCGATTGTGGGAGCAATCACAGCTTGCGAGGGGCGAACATTGGGAGAGCCTGAGAGACAAGATGGCTGAGCGGCTGACGAATACGAACGTTATATCAGCAAGCTACATTGAAGATGCGATCATTAATATATACTGCGAGAATTACAACTATGCTGCCTATACGGTCGAAGGATATGCGCAGAATTATATATCTAATATCCAGATGGGTGCCGACTTTGATTTGATGAATGAGGCCGTCTTGCGCCGTTTGATTCTCAAAAATCCGCGTTTATTGCCGCTTCCTTCTGTTGACATTCCAAAGGATCGGCAATGGAACAAGAAGAAGCTACAAGCTTGCCTCATGCAGAGCATCCTGCAAGGCGAAGGCATCGGGAGCATTGCAGACAGGTTCCAGCAGGTTGCGGCAATGAATCGTGCATCTGCGATCAGGAGCGCAAGGACGGCGACGACAAGTGCACAGAACGGCGGAACATACGAAGCCTATACAGCTGCGGAGAAGAGTGGCATACAGATTCAGGACGAGTGGATCGCTACACACGATTACCGTACCCGTGACAGCCATAGGGCATTGGACGGTACAAGGGTTAAGCACGGGGAACGGTTCGCCAATGGCCTTCGTTTTCCGGGGGACATGCTGTATGGCACTGCAAGGGAGCTGTACAACTGCCGATGCACCACACGGGCTATTATATCTGGCATTAACGATGCTGATCCGGTTGATCTGAGTCATTGGAGTGGCGGCGCAAAAGAATATGCAGCATGGAAAAGAGGAAAGAGGCGGTAAGATGTCAGGATTCGAGATTGTAGACAATGTGGATGCAGTCAAAGCCTTGTTTGATGAGAAGTGCAATAAGGCGCTGGAAGAAATTGGACTGGCTGCGGAAGGGTATGCCAAGAAAAACATACAGAAAAAGATTATAACCGGAGCTACAACGCCCCGAACAGGCCGTCTGATGTCTAGCGTAACACACATCGTTGACGGGAAAGACTGCTATATTGGAACTAATGTTTCGTACGCCATCTATTTCGAAATGGGAAGCGGAACGCAATCCCCATACGGCAGAAGAAAGACACCGTTGAAGTATCAGGATGCCAACGGAAATTGGCACATGACACACGGTATGAGACCGCGACCATTTTTAAAACCGGCCGTGACGGAATATTCAAGTAAATATGCAAATATCATTAAGGATATGATGGAAGGATAAGGGATTCGGTATTTTACCGAGTCCCTTTTTTGCAGTTGCGGTAGATAAATACACAGTACACTGTGCTTATAGACTGCGAAGAATAGCGGTCGTTTTGCCCGTTAGCAAAGCGAAGCTACCAGAGAATTGGAGGGAATAAAAATGGCACTTAAAAGAAGTGAACTGAGAAAAATCGTCAAAGATGCCGACATGACAGATGAAGAAAAGCTGACGGCTGTGATGGACC